TCACTATCAATAAAAACCTCTAAAGAGTTATATTCATAAGGTAATTTATCTATACTGATTTTTTTAATTTCATTAATTAAGGTGATTTTTTCAGATGAGTCAATTTCTAACATAGATTCAATCTCACTTATTTTTTTTGAAAATGATTTATAGATTGATTTTTCCATGTCCTTGTTATTTTTTTCAAATTTTTTAATTTCTTGTGATGATTGTGAACTGGCTTCATCTTCATTTTTTCCACCAATGTCCTTACCTTTTTTTCTTTTTAAAATAGTTCTTTGGTATTCGTGCGACCATTCGTGAGCTAATGTTCTCATTATGTCACGATTTAATCTATCTTTTACTAAAATTTTAAGTTTGTTTTTGTCTGTACGTGAACCTGTGGTCATAGTACCCGTTCTTTTTGATTGAAATGAAATATCAATATCATCCTCTAATGGATAATTCTTTTTAAGTTGTAAAATAAAATCGTTGATTAATTTCTTATCTTCTTTTGTTGGGTCTATTCCATCATATTTAATATTAACTTCCATACAATATAAATATCATCTCCTATTGGAAATCATATTTAACATTTCTTCAATTGTTGATGCGTCATCCATCATATCATCACCCATTACGGTTGATATGATTTTCTTTTTTCTACTAAGGATGTCGTATATAGCACCTTCAATTGTGTTTTCAAATAGTGGATAATAAACAGAAGTTGAATTTTTTTGACCTATTCTATGGGACCTGTCTTCGGCTTGTGAATGTTCTGCAGGTACAAATGATAAATCATTCATTATTACAGCTTCAGCTGAAGTTAAAGTAATACCAACACCAGCAGCCCTTAAGTTTCCAACAAATACATTTATTTTATCATTTGTTTGAAATTGGTCAACAGCATACTGACGTGTTGCGTTACTACAACTACCATCAAGATAAACTGATTGTTTTCCAAAATGTTGGTGTATTTCTTGTAGTGTGTCTGTAAAATTTGTGAATATGATAACTTTTTTTCCTTGTTCAATTATGTTTTCAGCCAACTCAATAGTATTTTTAATTTTTTCTTGGGCAATTACTTTTCTAACTTTCATTAGTTTTGAAAACTGAATTGTTAGGGATGAAGACTCTTCAGGTCTTGTATCATACCAATCAAAATATTCACCCATTAATTCTTCGTAATCTTTTGACTTTAGTCTTAAATAAACAGGAGTAATTATTTTTTCAGGTAAATCTAATACCTCTTCTTTAAGTCTTCTAAGAATATGGGTTTGTGTTCTTTCTCTTAACTCTTCTAAATTTGATGCCCCCGTTACGTTCCAAACTTTTCTTTTACCAACACTAAACTGAAAACCATTGCAATATCTTCTTGCGTATGCCATCCAATTTGCGGCAACAGGACTATCAACCAAATTTAGTAAGTTATAATAATTCATTGGTCTTGAGGTCATTGGGGTTCCTGATAATAACCAAACCCTTTCTAATTTACTAGCAATATCATTTGCAATTTTCGTTCTTTGTGCTTGTGGATTAGATATCATGTGAGCTTCGTCCATAATCACCAAGTCAAAGTTAATTTTCATAATCTCTGATTTTTCCTTGTTTTTGATGTCGTGGAAGTTTTTTAATATATCGTAATTAACAATTACAAAATCGTGTTCATTAGAAAACTTTTTACCTTCAGAAATATAAACACTTCTGTTTGAATAATTTTCTATTTCTCTTTGCCAATTTATTTTTAATGATGCGGGACAAACAATTAATATTTTTTTCGCACCTGTTTCAAGTGTGGCTATTATGGTAGAAGTTGTGTTATGTGTGACAATACAATGTTCAGTCACATATAGTTTATCAGGAGAGTCAACTGAAATACAAACGCTATCCTCAAACCCAACCTTTTCGATGTTTTTAATAAATCTACCAGTTGGGTATTTTGTGGGTTCAACATACCTTTCGGATTTTCGTTTTAATCTAAATGGATTCATACCTTTTGGTAGTTTGATATTAACCCTATAAGATAATTGACCTTTCTTTTTTTCACCATTATGAGTGTATGTTGGAATACGAGTTTGAACTCTTGCAATACCACCTAACGTTTGAACCACCTCAACAACGTCATCACAAAGTTGTTTTGAAATGGTTGAAAATTCAGTTCCTAAAAACTTTCCACTACTATTAAACATGCAATGACCGTCAGTGTCCATTAATCCTTGTAGTATTGAAAGTCTGTTATCAACAGATGAATATTTGTATATTTCTGGGATAAACTTATTGTGGGAACGGGTGTGTTCAATACCCAAATCATATAAAGACAAATTAACATTAATATATCCATTTCTTTTATTACCCTGTGATTTGTTTTCTTTTAAATTCAGTGAAGTAAATAAATTATCATAATCGTCTTTATGAACTGAAAATCTGATATTTTTTTTGTTAAACGAACCATCACCTAAGGCAAGTCCTAACAAATATGGGTCAATTGGAAGATTTTCGTTACGTTCGAATTGAATTGGTTTTACAATAGGAATTTGCCATTTATTATTTCCGTTTGGTGATTTGAAGTAAGTTTCAATTTCATATTCCTTATCTTTATTATAACCAATACCTTTAACTTTAATTTTACCCCCCTCAAACATTTGTTTTGTTGACAGAACTAAAGATTTTTTTCGTCTTTCGTTTTTTGTATTTTTACCATAATTGGGTGATGAAACTGACCACAAATGTTCGTCACCTGCCAAAATAGAAAATCCATCATTAAATGTAATTTTATATGTTTCCCTAACTCCCTGTGGAAATACACCAACTACATTATAGGGTTTACCATCACTACCAATAATTTTATCACCTACTTTTAAATCTCCAATTTTTTTTCTACCAAATGGGGTAAAAACCCTATTATTAATGGGTTCAAATTTACCCAAACCCATATCGTCTGCCAAAATAAACTTTTTATTTCTAACTAATTTTTCAATAGCCTCTTTTTGATGAGCCATTGGAGCTCTGTGACTATACTTTTCATAATCAATTGAAACATTTTTTACTTCGTTGTCTTTTAATATTGCTGATTTTGGCATCCAAAAGTCGTGTAAAGTTTCGCCACTGAAAATTTTGCCCCATATATGATAAGATTTATCTTTTTCAACTAATAACTTTTCAACATATATTTCACTAGGTTCTTTTGTATACATTTTGTCTTCCATCAGTTTTTTTCCAAAATATGTGTCTAATTTGACCCATTTTTTTGCAACCTTAGGGTTTGTATTCTTATAGTTTATAATGTATTCTGCTTGTGCTCTCGTCGGGGTGAATGTTTTGCTATTATCTTTTTTATGTTTTAAATTTAGGATATAGTTATTTGACCCTTGATATTCATCTAATAAAAAAAGGGCTTTTGACTCTGGTGTTTTAGACACAAAATCTTCATTCATATAATATAATATAAGTAATAATAAAGAAAAAATCAATTAAACTATTTATAAGTATGACACAACCAAAAGTTCCAATTACAAGATTAAATAAGTTTTTTGCTGAAGATGATTTTAATTTAGACATTAAAATGGGTAGGGAGTGGTTAGAGGGTGATATGAATTTCACTTTAGTATTGTATAAAATTGACAGACAAAAAACAAACAACGATGACGTTTATGGAGAAGCGTTAAAAGGAGGTATTCAATTTTTACCACCAATTGAGTTTAAAGGTCTTGTTAAAATCGAAGCACCTTCAAATTCAGATTATGGTTCAACAAAATTAGAACAACTTGAACCAGGAAATTTAACGGTTAGTGTTTATCAAGACTACTTAGATGACTTGGAAATTGATATTGAGTTTGGTGACTACATTGGTTACTATGAAACCGAAACAAGAGTTAGATATTATAGTGTTGTCAATGATGGTAGAGTTTTTACCGACAACAAACACACGTATGGTGGTTACAAAAGATTTTATAGAACAATTCTTGCAACACCTGTTACAAATAATGAATTTGAAGGTATATAATTATGGCATTTCCTAAACAAATAAAAAAACATTTACCTCTAATTCCACAAAAATTTGGTGTGGAGAGAAGAGAAGAAATGCTTGATGATGTTACAAGACATGGAACATTTTTACCTAAAGGTGTTTTACATGCTGATTTAGATGGAGGATTTTTGAATTTTGTTAAAGAAAATTTACAACTGACTGTAGATGGTAAAACGGTCCCAACAATTGACAAAATCATAACCAATCAAAATTGGATGCAATTTACCCAAACTTGGAATTTTCAAGATTTGGACAAAAACATATCTTTACCTTTCATTGCCATAGTTAGGACCCCCGAAGTAAAGTTAGGTAAATTAGTCGGAGGTAAATATAATATTCCTGAAAAGTTAAGAATAAATTACTTTACAGTACCTACTTGGGATGGGCAAAGAAAAGGAGCTGACGTTTATAAAGTCCCACAACCAATCGCTGTAGATATTGTTTATAATGTCAAATTATTCTGTAATAGAATGAGAGAAAATAATGAATTTAATAAAATAGTATTACAAAAATTTGCATCAATCCAAGCACATACTCAAATTAATGGTCATTATATGCCAATTATTTTAGATGAAGTTAGCGATGAATCGGTAAAAGATTTAGAAAAAAGAAAGTATTATATAATAAATTATAAAATGACACTTCAAGGGTTTTTGTTAGACGAAAAAGATTTTCAAGTGTCTCCTGCAATATCAAGGTATTTAACAATGTTCGAAGTGGATACTAAAGTTAAAAGTAGAAGAGTTGAAATAGAGCCACCAAGACCCGATAATTTTGATTTAGATTTTACTTTTTTACCTGGAGTAACACAACTATCAGAAGTTTTTAGATATACAGCAGATTTAAAAGTTGTTGAATTAGAAAACCTAACTAATTGTTATAATTTTTCTTTTACCTCAAATACAACAAACACTTTATTTTTTACTCCGTGTGGTGGTGGACCCGCAACCGTGTCAGGTATTACTAATGGGACCTCACAATCCTACTGCGTTCAAGGAGGAACAACGCCTACTTTTTCTAACGCTACAGGGGTCACCACAAATTCAACAACTTCTTGTGGCGATGCTTTTTCTGTTTTTATAAATGGGTTATTTTTGGGGGACAATTTACAAACAATACAAGTAAATGATGGAGATACTGTTGTTGTAAAGGCTTTTAAAAAATTAGTGAATGAAACTGCTAAAATAAAAACGGTAGCGTACTTGGTTTAATTTTCACCATATATATCTTTTGTTATAGAACAAGTTTCTATAATTAGATTTTCTAAAAATTTGTAAATTTTTAATCCTTTATTTTCGCAATAGTCTTTTAATATTTTGTGAGTTTCTTCCGATATTTTTAAATTTTTAATTTTTTTTGTTTTCATGTTATTTTAGGTGATGGTAGAAATAAGGCAGAATTAAGTCTGCCTCACAAGATAAATATAATAATGTCAATAGTTTTTTTCATCGATTCAATATATTTATATATAAAACATAAAAAAATAAAACATTATTTAACATGGCATCTAGTAATAAGGTTTTCGTCTCACCAGGAGTTTATACTTCAGAGAGAGATTTAACTTTTGTTGCACAAAGCGTTGGTGTAACAACTTTAGGTATTGTTGGGGAAACTCTACAAGGACCGGCATTTGAACCGATTTTCATTTCCAACTTTGATGAATTTCAAGTTTATTTTGGAGGAACAAGTCCTGAAAAATTTGTAAATACTCAAATTCCTAAATATGAAACAGCATATATTGCAAAAGCATATCTTAGTCAAGCAAATCAACTTTTTGTTACAAGAATTCTTGGTCTTTCAGGATACGATGCGGGCCCTTCTTGGTCTGTTGTAACAATTGCCAATCCAAATCCCGCAACAATTGCAGCAACAGGTAACACAACAGGTATTACATTAAACTTTACAGGAACAACAGGAGCTAGTACAAATATTACAATTACTTCGGTTCCTTCACAACTAACATCTGATTTTTATAGTACTTATACTACTTTTAATGGTGGAACATCTACTCTAAACTCAGACTTTCAGGCATTTATTTCAACAAACGTTAATAGGTTTAGTGTTAGTGCTTCTACATCTGCGACCACTGCAATTTATTGGGGGACTCTAAGTGCAACCACATTATCATATGTTTCTGGTTCATCAGTTAATACTGTAACCGCAACTTCTGAAACGTTCGGTGTAGATAATGTAAATTTGTCTTTAGCTAATCTATCGGCATCAACTAATGACACTTGGTATTATGCACTATTTGATTATAATAAAGTTCAAAGTGTTGGTTCATATTTTGGTTATGGTTTCGGTTCATCGATTGGTGCCATGTCATCTTTAGGTGGTGGTGTTTTCTCAGGTAGTTGTAACATAGGCATGACATTCTATTCAGGTTCTCCATATTCAGATTGGGACGATTTAGTTGTTGCAACTTTACGTTCAAGAGGTTTGACAACCTACTCATCAACACAACATGGGCCAAAATATTGGGTTACAGGAACAAGTGACGTTCAAATGGTTTGTACGGGTAATTATTCAGCAGTAACAAGTAATCCTTTTTCAACATTTGTTATTTCAGGAATTACGTATGATTCAGACACCTTCAGTTTTGAAACATCAATAAAGTCTACCAATAAAAACTACATGTCTAGTTTATTTGGAAAATCAAACTTTTCTAAAGATAGAAACGAAGTTCCACTATTTGTGGAAGAAATTTACCCAAGTTTATTAAATTCAGGCTACAACAATAGTAAAATCAGAGGATTATTTTGTTCCCTAATTTCTTTAGACAGTGCGGTTTCTTTAAATACCGATACAATCGGATTTTATTTGGAACAATATCAAACACCTAAAACCCCTTACTTAGTATCTGAGTTAAGAGGAAATTTAGTTTATAAATTATTTAAATTTGTTTTGATATCCGATGGTAACGCGGCAAATAGATTAATTAAACTTTCTATTGGCAACATATCTTTTACAAATAATACGTTTGATGTTTTTGTAAGGGACTTTTATGATACTGACCAAAATGTTAGAGTTATTGAAAGTTTTACAAACTGTTCTTTAGACCCAACTCAAAATAACTTCATTGCAAACAAAATTGGGACATCGAATGGTGAATACCAAGTGAAATCAAAATACATCATGATTGAAATGGCCGACGAGGCTCCAACTGACGCACTACCTTGTGGGTTTGAAGGTTATGATATGAGAAAATATGCAAACGCAACACCTCCTTATATTATTTACAAAACTAAATATTTAAAAGCGGGTGACCAAATAGATAATCCACCTTTTGGGGCAGGTAGTGGTGGTGATAATATCAGAATATCTGGTGGTGAAAATGTTAGAAGAGCTTACTTAGGTATTTCAAATATTACGGGAGTTGACTATGATTTCTTTGACTACAAAGGAAAACAATTACCAACAAATATTGCAACAGATACCACAGGTCCTGAGTGGGGTTACATTACAAAAGGATTCCATTTAGACAGTGGGGCCACAATTGTTACAGTATCTAGCGCATATGTAACATCTGGTCAGTCTGCGTTCGATGTTGGTACAGGTTCTTTTTCTAGTGAACCTCTTGACACGGATAATCCTTACTATAACCTCAGGACAAGAAAATATACCGTTTACGCTTACGGTGGGTTTGATGGTTGGGATATTTATCGTGAATATAGAACAAACGCCGATACTTTTGCTCTTGGTCAAACAGGATTTAAAAATGGTTCCGCAGCATCTGCAACTTACCCAACCGCAACTGGATGGGGCGCGTTCAAACAAATATCAGGACCTAATCAGGAAACTTGGGCAAACACCGATTATTACGCATACGAATGGGGACAATCAACTTTTGCTAACCCTGAAGCGACTAACATAAATGTATTTGTTACGCCGGGTATTGACTATGTCAATAATAGTAATTTGGTTGAGGATGCAATCAATATGATTGAAGAAGATAGGGCGGATTCAATTTATATTACAACAACTCCAGACTTTAACTTGTTTTTACCAACATACCAAAGTGTTGTTGAAGGTTTAATTTATCCACAAGAGGCGGTCGATAATTTAGAAAATACAGGTATTGATTCGAACTATACTGCAACTTACTACCCTTGGGTCCTTACTCGCGATAGTGTAAATAACACACAAATTTATTTACCACCAACTGCGGAAGTTACTAAAAACTTTGCACTAACTGACAACATTGCATTCCCATGGTTTGCGTCTGCAGGTTATACAAGAGGTCTTGTTAATTCGATTCAAGCAAGAAAGAAACTTACACAAGAGGATAGAGACACATTATACAAAGGTAGACTTAATCCAATTGCAACATATAATGATGTAGGAACCGTAATTTGGGGTAATAAAACTTTACAGATTAGAGAATCGGCTCTTGACAGAATTAACGTCCGTAGGTTACTATTACAAGCTCGCAAATTAATTTCGGCCGTAGCCGTTAGGTTGTTGTTTGAACAAAATGATGATAGAGTAAGACAAGATTTCTTAGATTCAGTGAACCCAATATTGGATTCAATCAGAAGAGATAGAGGTTTGATTGATTTTCGTGTGACGTTGTCCAACACTCCAGAAGATTTGGATTCAAACACTCTTACTGGTAAAATATTTTTGAAACCAACAAGGGCTCTTGAATATATTGACATTGAATTTGTAATCACACCAACAGGAGCATCATTCGATAACGTATAATAAATATGGGTCTTACGTCCCACATATTTTAAAAATTGAAAAAATGAAGATTAAAAAGAAAATTATTAAAGAGTCTTTCGGTGTCAAACAACCTAATATTGAAACTTTTTCTATAAAAAAACAAAATATTATTATAACTGAGTCACAGTTAGAAAAACTTTTAGAAAAACTACAAAAGTAATGGATATAAAAGGATATGTCAGAAAATTTGTTCAAAATAAATTGAACGAAGGGTTTGATGACGTAGGAAGACCAGATTTAAAGTATTATGCTTTTGATTGGGATGATAATATATTATTTATGCCAACAACTATAATTGTAGCGGATGAAGATGATAATGAAGTTCAGATGTCTACTGAAGATTTTGCAGAACACAGAGAACAGATTGGTATGGAACCATTTACTTATCGTGGGAAAAATATAATAGGTTACGCATTAGGAGCACTTCGAAACTTCAGAGAACCTGGTAATAAAAAGTTCATTTTGGACTCCATGATGGCAAAAATAGGTCCTTCATGGAAAGATTTTGTGGAGTGTGTAAATGGGGGGTCAATATTTGCAATTATTACCGCAAGAGGTCATAGCCCTGAAACACTTAAAGAGGCTGTTTATAATCTTGTAATGAGTAATAAAAATGGAATTGACAGTAGAGAAGTTGCAAAAAATTTAAAAAAATATAGAGATATTGGAAACAAGGTAAGTAGTGATACAAATAGAAAAGCACTTTCACCTTCAGAATTAAATGAATATTTAGATATGTGTGTTTTTGAACCCGTTTCTTTTAATGGTGAAAATATTTCGAATCCTGAAATAGCTAAGTTTAATGCTCTTAAAAACTTTATATCTTATTGTAGAGATTTGTCAAAAGAGATATCTCAAGATATGGAAATAAGTGGGACACCGATGTTTAAAAATGATGTAAACGGAAATCCTATATGGGAACCACTAATTGGTTTTTCAGATGATGACTTGAGAAATATTGAAAAAATTAAAGAGTTATTATCAAATGAATATGAAGAATCACCAGTCAACTTATATTTAACTAAAGGAGGTAATAAAATTAAATACTGATAACTAGATATATAATATTTTAAAAAAAAATAAAAGTAAATAGAAAAAATAATATTTAGCATATTTATATAAAAAAATAAAAAAAAACTAAAAACAAAAGATATGGCTGATTTATTAATGCGAATGCCCTTTCAGTATGAACCTAAAATGACCAACAGGTTTATACTTACCTTTCCATCATCTCTAGGTATTAATTCTTGGTATGTGGAAAGTGTTGGTAAACCAAATATTAAAATAGAAAACAAAGACATCAAATTTTTGAACACCCAAACATACGTTGCAACAACTTTTGCTTGGCAATCTATTAGTGTTAAATTCCGTGACCCTATTGGACCTTCGGCGTCTCAAGCTGTTATGGAGTGGGTTAGATTACACGCAGAGTCCGTGACAGGTCGTATGGGTTATGCTGCTGGTTATAAAAAAGACGTAGATTTAGAAATGTTGGACCCAACAGGTGTGGCAGTTGAAAAATGGATTTTACAAAACTGTATGATAACGGATGCTAAATTTGGTGACGCGAAATATGATTCAGCAGATTTGGCAACCGTCGATTTAACTTTACAACCTGACAGATGTATTTTGGTTTATTAAAAAAAATAAAAAAAATTTAATTAAGAATCCCGTCGATTGATGGGATTTTTTATTTACTACTGTATTTTGTAAAGTATTTTTTTATTAAAAAAACTATGGAAGATAATGTAAAATATGGACAAGACAATTTTTCCTTACCACATGATGTAATTAAGTTACCATCTAAAGGAAGATTTTATAAACAAAAAAGAGAATCAATTAAAGTTGGTTACTTGACGGCACAAGATGAAAATACTCTTATGTCACCAAATAATGACAAAGAAGGTATTATTTATACTCTACTTAGACAAAAAATTTATGAACCAGGATTTAATATCAATGAAATGTTGGACTGTGATGTTCAAGCTGTATTAATTTTTCTAAGGAACTCGTCATTTGGACCACAATATAATTTTACAGTAACTGACCCTGCAACTTCAAGAACTTTTGAAACCACAGTAATGTTGGATTCTTTAGACTACATTGAGTCGGAAGAAACTCCTGATTCAGAAGGGTTGTTTACATTTGTATTACCAAAAAGTAACAAAGTTTGTAAATTTAGACTACTAACTATAGGAGACCAAAGAGAACTTGACAAATTAACAAGTCAATATCCAAAGGGAATGGTTGCACCGATTGCAACAAAAAGATTAGAAAAACAAATTGTAGAACTTGACAATATTAGAGACACACAAGAAATATCAAAGTTTATTACACAAATGCCAATATCAGATGCGAAGGACTTAAGAAAATTTGCAAATAAATGTGAACCAAAAATCGATTTACAAAAAGTAATTCAAACCCCGTCTGGAGAAAAAGTGACTATTGATGTCGCTTTTGGGGTGGAGTTTTTTCGCCCTTTCTTCTGAGTACCAAAAACACTTATTAGACGAAATTTATTACTTAGTGAAAGTTGTAGGATTCACTTACCACGACGTAACTCACATGCCAACTTACGAAAGAAAGTATTTTATTAATAAACTTATTAAAGATAATCAAAAAGACCAAAACTAATATTTATAAAATAAAAGAATATGTGGACGCAATATACAGACCCATTCCAAGGAACTGCTGGTGTCGGACCTGATTTTGCAAATGCTTCTGGGTTTGGTAGTTATTTAACAAATTTACAAAAAGCCGCTCAATCCGCATTAGATATTAAAAGAGTCGAAGATTACTTTTTAACTATTGAAGAAAAAGCTTTAAGTTTAAGTAAGTCTTTTACCGCAAGTATCCAAGGTGCTGGTGAAGAATATAGAAAAGAAATGTCTAAAATTTATTTAGACAACTTGGAGTTTGGTTTTGCTTATGATGATTCTTCAAAATTCATTACTGCCGTCGGTACACAGATGGAAAGATTAGTTCCATTTTCTCAAGAAACTACCAAAAACGCTCTTATCTTCGCTAAAGTTATTGGTGATACACCTGAAAATGTTGGAAAACTTATTGGGGATTTCACTAAATTAGGTTTTAGTCAAAAAAGAACTGTTGATATTTTGAATAAAACTACCGCAATTGCTAGAAGTTTTGGAGTAGATGCAAAAACTTTAACAAAAACTGTATCAGAAAATATTAAGTTAGCTCAGACTTACGGATTCAAAAATGGAATTGATGGTTTAACAAAAATGGCAGCACAAGCACAAAGGGTTGGGTTTTCTTTAAAAGATACCAAAACGGTTGCTGATAAAATTTTAGATGGGGGTATTGAAGCGGCAATTACTATGGCTACTGATATACAAGCATTAGGTGGAGATATAGGTGCATTAGGGGACCCATTTCAACTAGTTAATATGGCCATGTATGATATGGAAGGTCTTCAAAACCAAATTGTAAAAGCATCCACAGCTGCTGTACAATTTAACGAGGAAACTGGAGACTTTAAAATATCCGGTGAAGAAATGTTAAGACTAAAACAAGTCGCAACCAGTCTCGGGTTATCCTATGACCAAGTTTCCCAAAGTGCAATCAATATGAGAAAAGAACAAGAGATTGCATCAAGAGTCGATATGAAAAACCTTACAGAAGAACAAAGAAATTTTGCTTCAAGCTTGGCAGAAATTGGTAAAGGAGGTGAAGTTACTATTGATATTCCTGGATTTGACGAAGGTAACAGGACCTTACAACAGTTATTATCTGATAACGACTTTATTACAAAATTAGATGAGTATCAAAAAGATGCCGCTAAAACACCTGAAAACCTACAAGCCGAAATGTTAGTTAAAGCAAAAGAGTCTCTGAGCGTTCAAGAAA